TTGGCGCTTCCGGTGGGTCGTTCAGGTTGCTGACATCCCGACGCTCCAAAATCTGGTTGCGCTCGATGTGTGCGTACTTACTGCTGTTGTACGCAGAAGCAGTAATTGTGTAAGTGCCTTCGCTGTTTTCAACAACAGCAAGAACGCGCCAGGTGCTTAGCTGTATTTCGCTGTAACCAATTGAAAACGGTGCTCCTGCGGTAGGCGCTAATGAAAGTGCCGTTCCAGGGGTAACAGTTGAGCCTGAGATAGTTGAACCCGCTTCCTTGCCCAATGTCCCATCAGGCAAAATTACGTTAAAAGTAAAATCTGATGGACCGGAGCCGCTGAACATATCTGTGACACTGCGGTCTAAATTGACTGATGTTGTTGTCGAACCAGCAGCGCAACGCCCGGATACTGATTGCCCTGCCCTAACTGGATCGGCAATCTTGATACGGTCCCCAGGTCTTACTGTGACTCCAGCAGCTAGATCAGTGTCAAAGGTGACAACCTCCCCTTCTTCTGCGTTTGTATAGAGCAGCCATTCACCAAGACGACGAGCTTGTCCTTGGCTAGTGCAAGCAAAAGCATCAATTGACGTTTTTACATAGCCAAACTTGTCAATTCCCTTGTTGTCTTCAACCAACTCGTATTGATGCTGTCTTACTTCGTTGTCAAACCATTTAACAGAAACGCAGGTGTAACGCGTTTTTCTGCTGGAGCCAGAGTAACTAAAACCTGCATCAGTTACATTTGACTGGTTGAAAATATAGATATAGTCTTCCGGCCTGTCTTGTGAAAAAGCAAGGGTGCCCTTTTCCCAAAAAGGCATTGCTCTAAACACAGAGCACATCTGGTTAATTAGCTTATAAGCGTCCTGTTGGGTTTGAATAACAACGTTGCAGCTAAATCGGGGCTCTACTCCGCCGTTTAAATCATCAACTTGTTCATTGCAATACTGAGAGGCTGCGTAAAAGCTATAAATGTCTAGGTCTGCCGCGTCAACATGATTCCCCAATCCATAGCGCTTAGATACAAGTAAATCGTATAAGCACCAAACAGGGTCTGAAGTCCAAACCGCTGCCCCAAGACTGCCGTTAAATGTTCCGCTATATACAATTCGACCATCAACTTGTACGGTTCCATTGTGTGGAATCTGTACTTTTAACCCACGAAGCCGGTAAGCTCTGCGCGGTATTTGGCTGAATTGCTGTGCGTTAATTTTTAATCCAAACAGTGCACTGTTTGGGTATCGAGTTCTGAAATTAGCTTTTTCTGTAAAGTCGTACCAGAAAAAATCACTGTTTTCGGTAGAGTCCCCTGACGGTGGAGCGTCTCGATTTAAGCGGGTTACTCTGATAGCAATAGGAAAGCCGCCTGTTACTGGAAATCCGTGCTTTTTTTGGTATAGATCGTTAGTGCGACCCTTGATTTTAAATCCAGTGCCTCCAGGGCTCAAGCTTGTAAACGCGCCACCTGCGTAGGACACTTCAATGTCGTACTCAATTACTGCGCCATCTACGTCGCCATTGTCTTGAAAAATTTGGAGAGCTGGCGTGCCGACCGTTACACGAAATTCGTTTGTATCTGTATCCGTAATTGTTCGCGTTACTGGTGTTGCTTGCGAAACCTTTGTATTTACCTGAACTGTGGACTGGTTTAAAACGTCTAAATTTTCTAAAACAGTTTGGTCCTGAGTTCCGTACCTAAATTCAACCGCTGCGTCTGTTCTTACGTCAAAATTGTAATCTGTATCTTGAATGTCGGCAGGGTTAGCCCCCTGACGCACTACCTGCGTATTGTCAAAGAAAACATCTTTTAGGGCTGCAATGTTGTACTCAGCGCTGTCTCTAGTTAAACCAGCAGCGGAAGGAAAACCCTCAATTTCGCCTTCGCACAAAAGGTCAACAACTCGGGCTATCTGCCGAGAATCAAGATTGTCCTCTGCTACGTCAGCGGAGCCACCGCCACCGCCGCCTCCTTTGCCGCCACCGCCACCGCCAGCACCAGCGATTAACTTATCAATCATCTCAATCCCCTTCAGTGTTTAGGCCAGCTGAAATCGTAATACTGCCCGTAACAACTTCGCCATAGATTACAGGAACCACGACTCCAGAACGTGATACGTTCTGAACACCACTAAAATTAAAATTTTCTCGCGGATCTGAATCCATGTCTACATTAGTTTTAGGCACTGGAGAAATAATATTCGCAATGCCTGTAAGAACCAGCCCCGCCCCAATAGCGCTTAATGCTGTTCCAATGCCCGTCATTGTAGTTAATGCAGACCCCGTAAAAGTTCCAAAAATGCCAGAGCCCGCGCCAAACATCCCTGCTCCTGGAAATAAAAACGATGCGCCGATTAAAGCTACCCCTGCAAGTATTGTTCCTGTATTTCCACCAGCACCACTAATGACAGGAGCAATACGAATTGGCTCTGCTCCTGCTACTGGGTAACCAATAAATTCTGGATGTTGGCCTATAGGCAGTTGGTGCTTTCCAACAGAAACCATATACTCGCCCTCACTTAGTACAGGGCGCAGGTCTGGGAAGTTAGCTAACAAAAATTTGATAGCTTCAGCAGGAGTACGCGCCACGGCTTTGAAACTGCGTTGACCAAGGTGCTTTGCCAGCTTTCCGTAAACCTTGATCACACGCATCATCTCACTGACCTCCTCGGTAACGAACGATGCGACCGGTGTTCTTCTGATAATAGCCGCCCCAGATGTCTCGGCTAGACAAACGGCCTCTTACGTGGTGCAGAAGCCGCTGCTCGCCTACATACACACCAACATGATTTAAGCCAGGCGAATCGCCTAAACGCATAAACACCAGATCCCCGACCTGGGGTTGGTTGGTTTCTGCGTCGTAAAAACCCGTTTCCTCAAAGCAGCGCTCAAACATCGGGTCGGCGTCAAACGCCAAATTAGTTTTAGGTCGCTTCCAGTCGCGCAACTCAATGCCCTGCTCTTGCTGGTACCAATCCCGTACCAACGTCCAGCAGTCAGATACGCCCCAGACCCACTCACGTCCAATCAAGGGGGCCTTGTAGCCGTTTGGGTCAATAGTGCACCACGTTCCAGAGCCTGGGTTGCAGATATACCAGCGCAAATCAGACTTTTCGCAGCCCATTCGATCTGCATCACTAGCTATTGCCAATGACTTTGGATGGCTATGGAATACAGCCGTAACCTCACCAGCCTCTTCAGCGTCGGCATAGTCTTCAGGAGACAGCACAAAGTAATCGCCATCCTGAGACAAGTTTTTGCAAGGCCAGTACCGCTCGCGACCTTTGACTATGACCACAAGACCACAAGCTTCACGAGGCGACTCTTGCAATGCATGTGTTAGTGCATCAGCTTTCCACTGCGTCATCCGATGTCTCGACCAAGGGACGGGAATGACCCAAACGGTAAACCATTTGAATCCGAACCAAATCGTCTCTGACAGCTACTAAGCCGTTTTCCGCAAGTGTCTTCAGGAGGGAGATTAGTTGTTGTTGTGATCGTAGGCTCAGCAGCGATGTAAACGTTATTCATATCAATACTAATGTTTCCAACGTCGGTGACATACACTTTAAGTTTACCCGCGTTGCCTAACTGACCAATGTTATTAGTAAAACCGGTTGTATTGCTAATCCGCACGGAAAGACCAACTGTAGTTAACGTTCCTTCGGGCGTGTCCTTGTAAGGGTTGCCGCTGCTAACGTTTTCGACAAGATTTACAGTTTCATCGCGGCTAAATAAACCGGTAGAACTAACAACAGTTACCGTAGGCAAATACCAGTTGAAAGTTTTACCGCTGTAATGACCGTCAGGCACCGTTGCAGCAGTAAAAGCAAGGCTAACCGTTAAAGTTCTTGTGCCCAGCGTGTAAGTTTTTTGAACCGTTGAAGTTGAGTTGATGCTGGCGGGTTCTCCGCCGTTAACCTCATGACCAAACGCCCCACGCCTTCCAATAGCAGGGCTAGATGGGTAAAACGCTACGAAAGTGACCTCTGAAACTGCACCTCTTAGATTTGTATCTTCCCCTGTCCAAATAACTTCATTAGTATCGCGATCATACATGACTAAATTGCCGTCCGCCTGCATTACAAGCTTGTACCTTCCCGTGCCTTGTGGATTTCTAACGCCTTGCCCATGGTCCCAAACCGCTGTTCCGGCTTTGTCGTAAATAACTAAATTTCCGTCTCCCTGCACAACCAGCCTGTACCAGCCGTTAGAAGACACTAATTCTTGCCCTTCAATTAACTCATTGCCCGCTGTTAGTTGGTTATCTCCTGTAGAAAATGCAAGATTGGGAGCAGCCGTAGTAACCTCAGAAACATCATTTTCTGTAAACTCTGGACCTTGATACCCACACTCTGGTCCGCGATATGTCCATTGGCAAATGTTGTCTAAGGCAATTCGTCGAGGAGCAGTTACGCCTTCTAGGTCAAATACAGACGCCAGCTCAAACTCAACTAAATCTCGGTTTTCGCTGACTTTGCGGTCAACATAATATACTTCCCTTGGCATTTCTCCCGTAGCCGTTGGATCAGGCGTTCCATAGGGGTTGGTGTTGTTGTCAAAGTTGGCCGCATCCAGGAAACGACTTAAAGTTCTAATTCGCGTAAACTTTGCGCCAGTCAAGTCATTGCCG